CGCGGCAGCCGCCGCAAGGCGGCTTGAGATGCAAATCTCCATCCGCAATCCCGAGCATTGGCACGACCTGCGCGCCGAGCGCATTGGCGCGAGTGAAGTCGCGGCGCTCTTTGGCTGTGGCTACCAAAGCCACTTTCAACTGTGGCACGAGAAGAAGGGCGACCTGGAGCACGCCGACTACTCCGACAACGAGCGCATCGTGCTCGGGCGGTGCCTGGAGGAAGGTATTGCAAAAGCCGCTGGTGAGTTGTTCGGCTACAACCTCACCAAAGCCACCGACTATTTCGATGACGATGAATGCCCGCGTCTGGGTGCAACGCCAGACTACCTCCTCGTGCGTGAAGGGGGCGAGTACCCGGCGGAAGTTAAGAACGCCTCTTGGGGCTCGTTCAAAGACAACTGGATCATTCATGACGACGGCTTCGCCGAGCCGCCGCTGCGCTTTCAGTTGCAGATACAAACGCAACTCGCCTGCACCGGCGCAATCGCCGGACTTCTGATTGCGCTCATCAGCGGGGATCGCATCGTCCGCTGCGAGATACCGCGCCACGAGGAAGCCATCGCCGAGATTCGCCGCCGCGTGGAGGCGTTCTGGAAATCGATCGATGAGAACCGCGAACCGCCGGCCGAGATGCCCGCCGACATGGATGCGGCCAAACGGGTCTGGCACGCAGGCGACGGCAGCGTAGACCTTCGAGGCGATCCCGATGTTGAAGGGTGGCTGGATCAGCTCCGCGAGCTGCGCGACGTGCGCAAGCGTGTCGAGGCGGACGCGGATGTGGTCGAGGCAAAGGTCATGGCGTACTGCGTGCAGAACCGTTACGCCGCCATCACCGCTAACAATGGTCGCGTCTCCTGCAAGCAGCGTGAGGCGAAGCCTGCGCGCATGGTCGAGTTCAAGTCGCAGCCCTCCAAGATCGAGTTGCGGATCACCACCCGGTGAGCGCGATCGATGACATCGCCGCCACGCGCGGTGCTGCCCACCCGCAGCGTAGTCCGCGGCTGTACGACGACCCAGAGACCGAAGACCTGATCGGGGCAGCCGGTGAGTACGCCTTCGGCACCGCCTTTGGCCTTCCCGTCGATAGCAGTGCGCGACCACACGGCGACGGCGGGATCGACTTTCGGGTGCGGATCGCAGGCCAGCCGCTCTCGATCGATGTGAAGACCTACCAGCGGCCCTATCACCTGCTGGTGAAGGTCGATGAGATGCCAACCTGCGCGTACCTGCTGGTGCTGTGCCACTTCGATTACGGCATGGTGTCCATTCTCGGATGGGAGACGCGCGGGATCATGTCGATGATGCCGACGCGCGAATTCGTTCCCGGCATCCGCAGCCACTACCGCCTGCGCGAGCAGCTTCGTCCCATCCGCCAGCTCGCCGATCTACTCGCGATGAGGGATGTATGAGCAAGCGACCCATCACCGAAGGCGCGCTGCGCTATCAGGCGTTGCGCTGCGAGACCGCCAAGCACAAGCGCTGCAAGTGTCGCTGTGGTGGCGCGTTCCACGGCATTCACCACGATGATGCGTGGATCAAGGATGAGGTGTTGCGCGACCAACTCGCGCGCCAGCCGGGGCAGATCGACTGGGTGGAAGAGTTTGCGAGGCCTGGGTGAAACGGCACCGCGCCAAACGTCCTGGCTTAAGGTGGCTGCCGAAGGCCGCGCTCAAGTGGGTCGATGGCAGCGGTGCCGTTGAGTTGGTCGCGCGCCAGCACGCGCTCTATCTCAACCTGGGCCTCGGGGAAGAGCAGTCGATCATCTGGCGCGAGCGGCAGTTCCAAGCGATCGTGGTCGAGTACATCGACAAGCGCTACCCGTCGATCGGCAGCCTCTGCTTCCATGTGCCACTGGAGCTACTGCGCCGGGAGAAGCACACCGCCGGCATGTTCCACGCACTCGGCGCACGAGCGGGTGTGGCAGACGTAGTGCTGCTCGTTCCACGCGGGGCCTACCACGGCCTGCTGATCGAGCTGAAGGTGCCGCCGCGCAGGCCCACCGATTCGCAATGCAATTTTCTGGAGGCAGCACGGCGCGAAGGGTACGCGGCGTGCTGGTCGGACTCCATCAACACCGTACTCCGACTTCTCGATGTGTATCTCAAACTACCGCCGCGAGCCACGCTGGCGGAACTGACACCGCAACCGTTAGGGGAAGGCCATGAACTCCGTCGTCGCTCAAAAGCCGGCCGCAAAGCCGATTGAACTGATCCGCTCCCAGCTCTACCTGCCCACGATGCAGGAGCAGTTGAAGAGCGCGCTGCCGCCGCATGTGACGGTGGAAAAATTTCTGAGGGTCGCGATGACCGCGATTCAGCAGAATCCGAAGTTACTGGAGATGGAGCGTAATAGCCTGTTCGCCGCGGTGGTGACGGCCGCGCAGTTGGGCCTCTTGCCCGATGCGCAACTCGGTGAATCGAGCCTCGTGCCATTTAAGGGGAAAGTGCAACTGATCCCCGGCTACCGCGGGCTCATCAAGTTGGCGCGGCAAGGCGACGTTGGTTACACCGAGGCGGAAGTGTTCTGCAAGAACGACCGCACCACCTACATCCTGGGCGACAACTCGCTCTTCGAGTCGGTGGTCAACTGGGAAGACCGGGGGCCGATGATCGGGGTCTACGCCTTGGCGAAGTGGCGCGATGGCGGGCTGGTCGCCCGCACCGTCATGAGCCGCACACAGGTCGATGCGATCCGCGACCACTCACCGAACGCCACCGGCCCGGCGTGGAGCAACAACTACGAGGAGATGGCGAAGAAGACCGCGGTGCGCCGACTCGCCAAGTACCTGCCGCTGTCCACGACCGCCCAGAACGCCATGCGGCTCTCCGAGCTTCAGGATGAACTCGGCCGCACCGGCCGGGTGATCGAGGGGCAGGTCATCGATGAGGAGGGGGACGAGCCGCCACCGGCTGCGGCAGCCCCGGAAACGAAGCCCAAGCGCCGCAGGACGGCGCTCGATGACATCGCCACCAGCGCACCACCCGCCCAGCAGACGCTCCTACAGGAGCCGACCGGCGACGATAGCCCCGATCTGACGGTGGACCCTGACACCGGGGAAGTGATCCATGCCCCGCCGCCGCCGGTATCCCGTTAAGCACGCACCGGCCCCGCTCAAGATCGAGACATGCGTGGTGTGCAAGGTGCCGGGGGTCGTAGCTCAGGACGTGTTCCCGTACTGGTGGGGACCTTCCATACGGCACAAGTGGAGTCATTCAGCCTGTGCAGAGCGATACCGACGCGCGCTAGCCGCCGCTCAACGTGCGCGAGGAGTTGAGGGCTACAAGCCAAAGGCCCCGGCAGGGGCTTGACGGAGACCTGGGTCACGGTAGCTGGCCGCTAGGAACATGGCGCGCAAGGTAGCGAAAACGCATCAGAAAGCAAGTAGGAGCTGTCCGTGAGCAACATCATCCAACTCAAGCACGCCGCCAAAATCCACGGCTGCGAGAACATCATCGCCGAGATTGTGACGATCACGCCGGCGGAGGCAACGAGCTGGCTACGTTGCAACGAGCACAACCGGCCGGTGCGCAAAAACCACGTCAACTTTCTCGCCAACGAAATTAAGAGCGGGAACTGGCAGATCAACGGGCAGGCGATCGTCATCGCAGACAACGAACAAGTGTTGGATGGTCAGCATCGCCTGCTCGCCATTATCGAGGCCGGGATGCCGATCAAGACCCTGGTGGTCTACGGCATCACGCCCGAGGCCTTCAGCACCATCGACACCGGCGCGGTGCGCAGCTCGGCCGATGCGCTGTACCTGCACTTCAACGAGCACGGCATCGGCATCGTGAAGGCCGTGGCGACATCCGTGCCGTGGCTGAAGCAAATCGAGAAGGGTGCGCTGCGCACCGGCGGGCACAGCAAGATCAGCAACCACGAAGTCATCATCTACGCGAAGGATCATCCCTCGCTCTTCCAGCGCGCGGAGCGCTTGCAGAGTTACCCGAAGGACAACCGCCCGCTGTCACTCGGTGTCGGCACCGCATTGTACGAATACTTCGCACGGCGCGATGAAGAGCGGGCCGAGAAGTTCTTTCAAGACCTGTACACCGGCGAAAATCTCGAACGCAACGACGTGGAGTTCATCCTGCGCGCCGCCTTCCAGAAGGACGCACAGCGCATCACCTCGAAGTTCCCCATCAGCGTCAAAGTCCGCATGACCATCAAGGCCTGGAATTGGCGGCGGCGCGGCCGAGGGGATGAGGCCACCTATCAAACCATCACAGTGAGCCCCAGTGAAGACACCCGCCTCATCATCCTCTAAGGTCGAGTTCTCCGAGTACGCCGCGCGCTACGTCGCCGCGCGTCAGAGAGTCAGTCGGCGCACCGACATCAACTGGTTAGAGGTCGCGACCGCTTACGACGCTGGTATCAACCACGCCTTCGCGGTGACGCCGCAGAAGCGGGCGCAGATGATGCGCTACTTCCGCGCCCTCTTGGTCATCAACGCGGCACGCCGCCAGGAACGAGACCGATGAGTGGATCGAAGCTGAATCCAAATGTGTGGCAGGGTGAGGAGCGCGACGGCGGGTTCGTCAAACTGAATCCGGCCCCAAAGAGCGGCGGCTCACCCACCCACATCGGGCGACTGTGGATTCCTGGGTATGGTTGGGTGTGGCTGTCCGGGTGGCTCAAGCGTGGACACGACCAGTTTGTCTCGTTACGAGCGCGGGATATGTCCGACGCCGATGCACTTAAATGGTGTGCCCCGAAGCGTGGAAACGGCGCAGCAAAGCAGCCTTTCCATCCGCCCCCAGCTACCGGCCAGCTCGACTTAGGGGAGGATGAGCCTCCCGATCCCGATATCCCCTTCTAGCCAGTCAACCAATAGGTTGATTGAACCTACCCCCCAGCAGTAGTCTTGGGGGCGACCCAAGCCAGTCCGCCGTCAGTCGGCATCTATACAGGAGTTCAAAAGGATGAAGATGGTCTGTGAGGTCGCCGGATGCGGCGAAGAACTGAGCGAAGGAACAGGCTCGAAAGGCGGGCCGATGCTTTGCAAGTGGTGTCGCGGTCCTCGCTCGTATTGGGGCAAGAAATCATTGGCAGAAAAGCGCGCACGGCGTGCGCGCCTCCAGCTCTTCGAGAGCCGACTTGAATACTACGATCCGCGCGTCGCCGAAATAATCAACGAAGCAACGAAGTCCGTCGCCAGCACCAAGAAGCGCGCTCAGGCCGCGAACTCCACTCACCACTAGGAGCTACCACATGAAAGAGGTCGATGGCCTGCTGAATTCCAAACGGCCTAAAACCCCAGAACCCAAACCGTCGCCGAAAGATTTCGTTTGGCCGAGCCAAGCGGATCACGACGACAAGGTTGCGCAGAAGATTGCCGCCTCCCTTCAAGAGCTGCTGCCGAAAAAGAAATGGACTCACAGTGATCTTGCCCGCGCGTTGTGGGGCTCTTACGAGAACGGACAAGCTCGCAACATCGGTGCCTCCCGACGCTACATCACCGCCGAGCATCCGATTCCCAACGAGAAAACTGCCGCGTTCATCGCTCAGGTGCTCGATGTGTCGATGGCAAGGTTATTAGAGCCGGAAGGCAAGTTCGAGCCGTGGCCGGAGATGATCCGCGAGCGCGCGGATAGCAAGAAGGCCAAGCGAGGTGGCAAGAGCGGACGGGACTTGTTGAAACAGCGCGCGTACAACGCGGCATACCGGGCGAAGAAGAAGGCCGAGAGGCTGGGGCAGGGGAAGCGCAAGTACACCAAGCGTGCTCACTTAAATGGCGCAGCGGTGGGCGAGACCAACGGCAACGCCTGGGTGTTGGCCGAAGGTGTCCCGGTGCCTGAGTACACCTTCGAGTCGCAGGAGGATCATCCTGGGCACTTGAAGATCACGATCAACGCGGTGGTGCCACATCCGCGTGCGATGGCGATCCTGCACATGCTTGAGCATCAGGCAGCGGAAGAGTAGACGTGGGTCTATGCGCGGCGTCCGGGCCAATCTCATCGGTCAGCGATTCGGCAACCTGATGGTGGTTGGCCCGGCGACCGGCGCAGCGCCCGGACAGCATTGGTCGTGCCTCTGCGACTGCGGCACGAGCTGCGTGAAGCTCGGCAAAGACCTGACCAAGCGCACGCCGGAGCGCTGGGTCCACTCCTGCGGCTGCCGCACCGCACTCACCAAGTCGATTCAGAAGCGACTGCGCGCACAGATTGATCCACGACTGGACCTGATCCACGTGGAACAGCGAGGCAAGAAGTTCGGGGGGTAAGGAGCCGCCGTCCGTATTCATTGCCGGGCGGCGGTTTCCTTTACTTGACCGGCAGCACCTGGATCGCCATCGCGACGCACAGCAGGATCACGCTGACCCAGAGAGGGCACTTACCCATCGCCGAAACGATGGCCGCGACCAGTGCGCCAAGCACCATGATGAACATGACAGTGAGCATGGTTGTCTCCTATTTCGACTTTCGGGCTTTCTTCCGCACCACGGTCTTACCCGGAAGAGGCTGAGTTTCTTCGTCCTCGTCGTCCTCGTCCTCTGGATCGTCTTCCGGTGGGGGCGGAGTTCCTTCCGCTTCAAGCTCAACTGCGGCCGTGATGGTGCAGCCGAAGCCAGCAGTGTCGAGCACGTTGGGTGTCTTCGCTCCGACGCGAACGGCGTTACTTGTCTGCGCGGCAGTCAAGTTCGCGGAGCTGTTGCAGCGACCGGCGACAAGCGCGGCAGTAGCACCAGCGCTTGAACCCAATGGGACCGCGATGTTGGCGATGTGAAAGTTGGTTGCGTTGCCCACCAGCTTGTAAGCGACATCGAGAATCTTCGCGACATCGGCAACGCCACTGAATATCAGATCGAAACCTGACACCGTGACCGCGAGCGGCACGACAGCGGGCGGCGTCGGTGCTGGCGGCACGTCGATGCGCGTCGCGCCAGCGATGTCGGCCGCACCACCATCCGCGTCCGCACCTTTGCTGATCGCGGAGTTGGTGGGGGCGGGCTTGCCTGATCCTGGCTGGAACTCACCACCGAGCGACGGGACTGCATACGCCTTGTCTGTGCCGGCAAACGCCGGGTCGGTCGGGACCGCTGCCGCCGAGGCGTAGCCGCCTGGAGCAGGACGGGTATAGGCCACATCGCCAGCGGCGAAGGGCGGAGTAGTTTGATCGATCATCGGCTTACTCCTATGCGTAGGGGTTATTCTGATCCAGCCCCTGCGGTGGCGTCTTCTTCCACGGGTACAGGTTCAGCTTGCTGGTGTTGTTCATGGCGCGCCCAGGCCAAACTACCGGAGGCAGCGGCACGATGGGGGCCGTGACTGTCACGGTCGTATCGACAGCAAGGTCTGCCGCGCCACCATCAGCATCTGCGCCAAGAATCGCGGCGCGGCCGATGCCGAAGTCACCGCCGAGTGATGGGCGTCCGTATGCTTTCGTGTCTGTCATCGCAGGATCAGTGGCCGTCGTGGTTGACAGCACACCACCGGCCGAAGCTCGCACGTATGCGTTGTCCACCGGCTCGGCCGGTGGCCCCACGCCTGGGACGTGAATCAGTTCGATGTCTCTCATTTTCCGTATCTCCTTTCGATCTTGTCCTGTTTACGCTCTTCCTTCCGCTCCTTGCGCTTCAAGGTCGAGGGTGTTTCCGGGCGCTTGCGCGCTTTCTTCGCTTCACGCGCTCGTTCATTGGCAGTCTTGTCCACCGTGGCATTCGCGAAGTCATTGGCGCTGTCATACGAGGTCGCATACATGAGCGCGGCCCAGGCGAGCGGGCCATTGAGCCCCATCGAGGAGAGGAGGCGTGGCGCGAGCATGTTGACCGCAAGCCGGTAGGTGGCCTTCGTCGCCTTGCGCTCTCCGGTGCTGGTGCGATCCTTCGGGTCTTGCGTATCGGCGACGCCTTCCATGATGTCTTGAATGGAATCGACGTAGAAGCCAGCCGCGGCACCCATCGCGATCGTGGACAGCTCCTTCTTGTACTTCGACTTGAACAACCAGTTGTACACGGGCGAGTACGCACCGGTGCCGCCGGAGGCATCAACCGCGTTGAAGAAGCTCTTCACCGAAGCCAGCTCTTCAACGCGCTGTTTGAATCGCTCCCGGTTCACCAGCCACTCGCGCAACATACGCGCGCCCATCGCGCCGATCATGAGGGCCAGGTACGGGATGATGAACTGCGCTGCGGTCTTGAACTTGGTGTCGGATCGCGCAAAGCGTTTGCCGAAGCGCGCGAGCACATGGCGCTGGAAGTAGTAGTTGAACGAGGCGATCGACATGATGAAGCGGCCGATCGGGTTGAACGCCATGCGTGGCCTGTCACCCGCCTTCGGGTTGCCGATGATGCTGTCCACAAATCGCGTCATCGCGACCACGTAGAATTTCTTCACTTCCGCGTCAGTGGGGTCGAGCAGCGCGTTGATCGACACGATCTCGCCCTGCTTCAGGATGAAGTCCACGAAAGCCTTGTGCATCCCATGCGGCACGCCCAACTCGCGGAACTCTTCCTCGGCCGCGGCGCGCTCCTCCGAGCCAGGATTGGAATTCTTGTACTTGCTCGCCCAGGCATTGAGGTATCGCCCGCCGAGTTTCATCGTCGCGATGCGCGAGGCGGTGGTGTAGCCGTGGTTGCCGGTCACTCGATAGAACCAGCCGGTAACTTTCGCGGTCTTCGCGCTCATGTCCTCTTGGAACATTCGGTTCTGCACAATGGTGTCGGTGCCGGCCGTGGATACGAGCCCGATGATCTCGCCGATCTGGCGCATCTCGGCCGCGTTGCCGGTATTGAAGACCTGCTGCATGGTGTAGAAGAGATTCACCATTCCATCGCGCAGGCGACCGGTGCGTATTCCAGCCACCAGCGGCTCGGCGAGCTGCGCGAAGAGTGAGAACGGCAGCAACGCCATCGTCGCGGTGTTGTAGATGGTGTTTGTGAAGGTACGCAGGCCCTTGCTGATCGTCGGGTTGTGAGTGCCAGAGACGAGCTTCACCTGCTCATCAACCACCTGCATGTCCTCTTTGCTGATGTCCGCGGCCTGCAACTGGAGGCGCATCAGCCTGTACTTGCTGTGATCGTTGCCGAAGCGGCGCGAGTACGCCTGCCGCTTCGCGGCCATCGGGATGTACTTCGAGAGATTCGACAGCGGGTTCTGGTCGTAGAACTCCGACAGCAGGATGTCGGCGATCGGCCCGAGCTTGCGTTCCTTGGTGTAGTTTGAGGGCGGGGTGGACCGATCGTGCTGGAACATGTCGGACATCTGCGTGCTGTGCAGCCACTCCCGCGCCTTCTTCAGCGTATCGACATTCGCAAGGTCTGCGATCTCGGTGCGAACCTCGGCCATTTTCTTTTTGATCGCATCGACTTCCTCTTCCCCGCGCTCAAGGTTGCGCGCCACGGACTTCGCGACCTTCAGCTCCGACTCCAGCTCACCGAGCCTGCGGTTCAGCGAGCGTGCCTTGCGGTGGTTCTCGAAGTCATACACAGCCTTGGCCTGATCGACAAAGCCGTTGCGGTTCGCATCGATCGCTTCGTCGCTCATGATTCGCCAGAGGTAGTTGCCGATGTATCCCATGTCGATGCCAGCCTTCTGCTGGTCGTAGTAGATGCGGTCCATGAATTTACGAATCTTGACCGCGGCATCAATGACTCTGGGTGTCGCGCCCGATGGTTTGTCGAACTTCGCGATCCACTTCTCAAGCGCAGCGAGCTGGAACTTCAGCGCCTCGGCGGTGCGTACCTTGTTGCGGTCGCCCTTGGTCTCGGCGAGTTTTTCCTCCAAGAATTCCTTGTACTCGCGCAGCTCGGCCTGCACCTGGGCGTTCGGCTTCGCCAGCTCCTCGTACAGTTGCTTCATCTGCGCTTGGTCTTCGATGTCGAGCCCATGCTCCTTG